GATTCGGACGGGTACCTCCCGTCAAGGAACTAGGTTAAAGGCCAAAAGCCAGCCTAACGAGTGCTACACGCTTTCTCCCACAAGGGGAAGTCTGAGTACAGCGAGCGCCAACCTAGCCAAGTGGTGCTCACCACAGCGGGGGAGGTTATTATTTTCCCCACTTTGGTAAAGCGCAGTGAGCTAAGGTCGCCCTTCTCCCCGACGCTTCCAGTACTACTGTTGAGCTTAAGCTGGTACCAACGGTCTTGCGACCAAGGTGCCGTTTGCGTGGGCCCAACTCTGGCAGCTAAGAGGTTATCACCGTTTCCGGTCAGGTATGATACATGACTCCCACAAGGAGATTCGTAGCAGAGCATTTCCTGACTTAGGACGATATCACTTGCCTTATCAACTATGACTCTATAGGATGGGACCGGTTGCCCGGTCCCGTTCCAATCGGCTAAGACATCACTGCCGATGCTCCACAAACCTCCAGGAACACCCGGAGGAGTGCTAAGCAGGCTTCGAAGTTGGCTGGGCACAAGGTTATGAGCCAGAGCCCACATACCAGCCCAACGGCTACTCGCGTGATGGTTCGAGTGAACTGAATCCCGAAAGGCGAATTCAAGAATTCGATTAGCCAAGCGCACGGTTTCAAAGACATTTTCGATCCTATCGGAGATGAATAGGGGACGCACATTAACACCGTTGTAATAGTCCATCCCGCAGGATTCGCGGAATGGTCCTCTCCAGTAAGATTTCTCGGAGTTGACCTCGAAGCCGATTTCCTTGCAGATCTCGGTGAAGCCTTCGACCGAGCAGCTGGGAATTATTACATCATCCCCAAAGACGCAGATAGTCTTTCCGACCGGATTACGGTCAGTCAACAAATCCGATGGGTGATACCCACTCGCTATGAGAGCGCAACTTAACAGAAGCGCCGACTCTAGTTCGAACGTGTAACCATTTCCCATCGAGGAGTACATCTCCAACTTGCGCCAAACTGCCTTACCATCACGGTGCAGAAGCATGCTATCACATCGTGACGAATCAAGATATGACAGCCAGGCGGGGTCAACCACGGACCTGGGTAACAGCAACGGTATGCGATTAGACATGTTCTTCATGTCCAGGGTCGCTAAAACGCCGTCTCTACTGCCTTTGTAGGCAGCGTGCTGGTTGAATTTCCAGGCGTTGTCGAGGTCTAAGCCCACCCTCCGGAATCGTGTTCTCATGATACGCCCCAGGGTAGCCTGAAGCCATGAGTTCCACAATGGCTCTGCAGCCATCGTTCGATCCATTAGGAACTTCTTGGGAACCACTTGTAATTTACTGCCGGTTAAGCGCAGCAACCACTCCGAGCCAAATCGCTCGCATAGGTGATTGTACCACAGGCCCCAGTGCGGCAATAGGGCCCGCGCTAACGGAATAGAGCCTGGTGTAGCAGAAAGACGAGCGCTGAATTTAAACTCAGCTCCCGTACGCCTGCTGCCGAATTCGTATCCGGCATTGGTCCCAGGACCCCAGGAACCACACTGAATGAGCTCTTGTTCCGAGGGAGGATGGCCCAGTATCACGGCCATCATGTTCCTCAGTTCATTTGCCAGCTCATGATTCTCGTCCCACCCGCTAATCTCACGATTAGCAATGGCATTACGTATTTCACAAGCTGCCCACTCATCGCGGGCATTCTCCTCGCTTTCATCCTCATAACCCGCAAAGGGATACTTACTGAGGAGCTTAGTGAGCTGCAGATCCCAAAACGACTTTTCATTGAGACCGTCCTGAGTAAGGTCGGGCCCTTTTATCGTCATCAGGGCAAGCAGCTTATCACGAGCGATCACCCTTCGGCGAACGCCCTTGACTAAACCCCAAGAGGCTGAGCGAATCGCCCCCTCAACTGCAGACAGGAGTTCATCCCGTGTCTTGGTCTTAGGAGCTCGGTGGGCTAGACTGCGCAACAATGCGAGAACAGTATCGTCCTCGACTGGGTGGTTGGACATCATCTCAACCAATTCTCTATCGACTGCCCTCCTCTCTCGGCGGGTGCGTGCACCTTTCGAAGAGTAGTACTCTTTCCACGCGTCTTGGTTGACGATGGTAGTTTGTACGTGCCGGGTTGAACTGATCCGACGAGCAGCCGGCGAATCGACCACAGGGTCGACTAGATCGCTATACATCTTGAACCCCCTTAAAGGAAAGGAGCTACGAAGAAGAAACAGTAAGATCCTTAGGAAGGAATCTCACCAGTGATGAGAGGAAGGTACACGTGGGCGTTGCCCACCCTCCCCCCGACACCGCTTGCACGGTCCGCCAACTGCGTCCGAACATCCTTGCGGACGTTTTCAGGGCAGTCAATCGGGAACCGCAATCCCGTCGGTCCATGATTGATTGTACCGGCGACAACCCCAGGATTGCTGGGATTCTCGTACGGCCAGCTCCAGACCTCAGAGAGGATACGGATAATGACCCCACCCCGGGCCCGCTCTTCGCGGGTACGGAATGTGACGGTAGCCGCCAGGTTGGCAGGAACGCCTTGCTCACGCAAGACATACCCGTCCTTGACATTGGCCACTCGTTGCATGGTTACTGTCCGTGCAGTTGTACCATCCGTGCGGCTTAGGCCGGAGATGGTAAGCGATGTGATGTATGCCATAGTGCATGTCACCGTAAAAATGTGGAATACACCTTCAGACTCTGAAGTGTGTCCGCCCTAGACCAACACAGAGCGCAGCGGCATCCAGCCACCGTGATGTGTTCATTCGAAATGCTGGGGTCCAAGTCGGCGCTGGTGAAAACCAGTGACTCCGGGTATAGAGGGAACCCTCAAACTTTACTGGTTCGGCCGTTGTATCAATTGACCGCACCCAGGGGATTGAGGAGACAAATTGACAGGACGACTCCCCTGCTATTCTCTTACAGAGGGAAAAGCCACTGTCGACCACATTCCACCCAACCAAGGCATTATGTGCCTCGAGGTAGGACCCAATGTCTAGGATCCAATCAGCAACGAAAGATCCGGGGATCATCTCCCAGATCACGCTTGGCAAATTGAGTAGTCCAAAAGCCTGAACTTGGGCTAAGGGCGGATTGTACTGCCGGACGGCAGTGATCCAGGCCCTAGCTTCTGTCCACGTAGTATACTCAACGTGCGTATGTCCGTACGCCGTGGTAACATGACCACAGCTAAACGGTCCATTGCCGACGTTTTGAGTGAAGGCCTCAATGGGCCCAATCCTATGTGCCATCGCCTTCTCCGATGTTCTCGGAGTGTCAGCCATGACCTCTGCAGCTGCTTTAGCTGCATCGGCGGCATCAAGGATCGAAGTTTGCACCGCGTATCTCCATGCTAACCAAGCTTGTGCCGCAGTACCCCACAAGCGAGGGAGTAAACGCCCAAAGCCGTGCGCTGATAAAACTTGACGCATACGGCGGTACCACCTGGATCGGTCTTCCTTGAGGACGGAGTGTCCTTGCGAGAAGACTTCACCGAGCTGTCGGACGCTGTCTCCGGCCTTATCGAGTTCTGCCAGTGCTACAGGCGCGAGCCATTTTGCACCAGCGATTATCTTAAGGGCCGCGTTTTGCGCCTCTCCAAGGGCCGTCCCTTCCGGAACGGTCGCGAGTCGAGCTGCGATGTCATTGCACGATACGAAGGTTTCACCCTCTTCTCGTCCGACACCGTAGTGTATGAAATCCACCTCGACTGAATATGAGGTAGGCCACATACGTGTGCGCTGAACTGTGTAAGGCTTTGTCACTGTGTGGTTCAGGTCACCGAACCAACTTCGCGTCTTCCGGAAACCGGTGACGACGGAATGTGACGTTGCATCGTACCCCGCATATGGGCCGGTGAGCCATCGGTTCCGCCGGCTGAGTGACAGGGTTTGATTGTCATCCTCACTGTGATACACTTGAGAGATCTCCTTTAAACTGGGGATCCCCCGCCTCAGAGAATACCCCTTGGATAGGGGAAAGCAGTTAAATTCCACATGCGTTGAAGGCAGACGCACAGGAGAGCCGCTTTCGCGGC